TACATTAGGAACATTAAAAAAAGTATATCGTAGAGGTCAAGGTGCTTTTTTATCTTCAGGTTCAAGACCTAGAACATCAATGCAAAGTTGGAGCCTCGGCAGGGTCAACTCGTTTCTCAGAGGATCTAGGAAACATGATCTTGATTTAAGAAGAAAAAGTCGTAAAAGAAAATAATGAAAAGTAATAAAGAAAAATTTGTAGAGATTGATGGTAGAATAAAATTAGTAAATCAAAAAATAGATTTAATAATTAAAAACCATTTACATCACATGAAACAAGACATAGACAGAATCTTATATGGTTTAGGTGCTGTTGGTCTTTTAGTATTAGGTCAATTACTTTACTTACTCACCAAATAGTTGTATTAATCTATCATATGAATTATGATAGAATTTTATGTATTTCGGATTTACATATTCCCGCACATCACCCTCAATCTTTTGACTTCCTTAAAGCACTAAAAAAAAAAATTAAACCTGACCTTGTAGTAAATGGTGGTGATGAATTAGATAAACACGCATTGTCATTCCACGATTCCGACCCTGATTTACCTAGTGCTGGTGATGAATTAAGATTAAGCAAAAAATATATATGGGAACTTAAAAAAATATTTCCTGATATGATATTATTACACTCTAATCATTCATCATTAATTTATAGAAAAGCTTTAAAACATGGTATGCCAAGAGCATATTTAAGATCATATAATGATTTTTTAGAAGTTGATAAAAGATGGAAATGGGTTGATGATTTAAATTTAAAATTATCAGATGGTTCAGAGTGTTTTTTTACGCATGGAGTTTCAGCAGATGGTATTAAATTGGCTATGCAATATGGAAAAAATGTTTGCCAATTTCATTTTCATTCGAAGTTCAACATACAATTTTTTAGTAATCCTGACAATTTAGTCTGGTCTTTACAATGCGGTTGCTTAACCAAACAATCATCATATAACTTTTTATACTCAAAAAACCACAGGTTGCGTTTTGTTATAGGAACAGGTGCTATTATTGGTGGACAACCAAGATTATACCCCATGTTATTAGATAAGAATGGAAAGTGGATAGGAAAGATAGTATAGAACAAATATGGGGTCTAAATCGAACAAAGAGGGGTCAAATTTAAGCGAAACAGCTTTAAATAGGCAAGTACAAGGGGATTACTACAAATCGCTTAAAATACAGCCTATAGAGTTTATTACAGCTAATAACCTTTCATTTTTTCAAGGTAATGTAATTAAATATGTTTGCAGATATGATAAAAAGAATGGAATAGAAGATTTAAAGAAAATAATTCATTATTGCGAATTACAAATAGAACTTATAAAAGAATAATATGTGGTTTAGTGCTTTAAAATTAGGAATGAATGCGGCTTCTCATATTTACAAAAAAAGACAAGAAACAAAAATGAGAATGGCTGATGCCCAATATCATCATGCAGAAAAAATGGCAAAAGGTGAGGAAGCATATCAAGGTAAATTATTAGAAGCTAGACAATCAGATTGGAAAGATGAATTTGTATTAATTATTTTATCAGCACCAATTGTTGTATTAGCCTGGGCAGTAATAAGTGATGATCCAAGTGCTATGGATAAAGTAAAACTTTTTTTTGATTATTTTTCAACACTTCCTAATTGGTTCACAAATTTATGGATTCTTGTTGTTGCTTCAATATACGGCATAAAAGGAACTCAAATATTTCGTAACGGAAAAAAGTAATATAAATATCTCTCAAATATCTGTATTAAGAATCTATGATACGAGATGCAGTTATTATAGATGTTGAATTTAAAATGGAGTCTGATTACTCAGAATATGGTCATTTTATTTGTCTAAGATTTGTTGATGAGAGTCCAAGTCTAATTAAGCTATCATCATTCATTAGGGAACTATCACAATTTGATGATGTAAAGCTTGTGGATTATAATTACGAAATAGTACCAATAACAGAAAACACCGATATAAAAGATTTTGAAATAGTAAAACATTAGTGGCACAGGATAGAATAACTAAAAACTACCCTGTACCGAGAGAGCCAACCCATAAACTCTCGCCTATAGGTCTATCTAAATGTAATGTATCTGTTTAAGGAGCAGTTTCAACATTTAGAATTTTGTTATCCCTCTTGCTTTCCAGCTAGAGTTAAATCTCTTTTTACTTC